CCAGCACCGGGGGCCACAGGGCCAGCACCGGGGGCCCGGGGGCCACAGGGCCAGCACCGGGGGCCACAGGGCCAGCACCGGGGGCCACAGGGCCAGCACCGGGGGCCACAGGGCCAGCACCGGGGGCCAAAGGGGCCACAAATAGGATCGATGAAAAATAAATTGCCATGATATCGGACACTTGAAAAAAAGATTCGATTGTGTACTAAAGTCTTATTGACTTTTGCCGATGAACCCCTTATAAGATAGACAACAGACCACAGAAAGGGGGCAACAAATGATCACCATTACAACACAGGACACCACGGCAATCAAGGCATTGACAGGACTGAACATGAAAGGGGAAAACACAATGAACACGACAGACTTTGCAGGCATGACATTAAAGGCGCTCAAGGCATTGACAGGGTTGAACATGGCAAGGGGAAATAGAAAACTTGATAAATCAATCTTGATATTTTCCCTACCTGCAGTCATCACATGCCCAAACTGCGCACAATGCGCCAGAGCATGTTATGCCCGGAAAGCAGAACGGATTTATCCGCAAGTCCTACCAGCCCGCAAGCGCAATTTGGCAGCGTCCGCTATGTCATGGTTCGTGCCCGCCATGATACAGTTCATCAAACGGACAAGGGCACGGATTGTCCGCATCCACGAAAGCGGTGACTTTTACTGCCAAGCATATGCCGATAAATGGTCACAGATCATAGCCGCATGTCCGGAAGTGCAGTTCTATGGCTACACGAAGTCACCATTCAGACCAGCACCCGCTCCGAACCTCAACATAGTAGAGTCAATTCTTCCCGATGGTAGGGTGAACTTCGGCAAGCCATGCGATATCGATGCAATCCACAGCGAGACCGGTTTTCCGATATGCCCGGCGACAGTACCCGGTAATAACGTCACCTGTGGCCGCAGCTGCACACTGTGTCAGATTACGCCTAATGTGCTTTTCTATGCACATTAATGTGGCCTAATGTCTGACATGAAAAGGGGCAACACATGAAGACACTGAAAGCGGCTTTTATCGTTCTGTGGCTCATTCTAGGGGCCAAGTGCGAAGACTGCGCCCGGGCACATGGTGTGCCCATCGACTGACTGAAAGGGGACTGAACATGAAAGCATACAAGCTCGATGGTGGGAAACCCCATAGATTTATACGGAATCGGATCTTTTATCACGGAACAGATGTCGTGGGGAATTTGTCAGAAGTACATGCTGGCGCAAAACATGACCATCCAACATCCGTATTTGGGTTGTTCTTCACTCCTGACAGGGAAATAGCACAGACTTATGGAAAGAGGGTTGTTGAGGCAAGATTAAACCTTAAGAACCCGTACATCATGAGCTATTGGGAGGCACAGGGCTTTGAATCGAAGGATGCCGCAAGTAAATTCAAGGAAGAACTCATAAGGCGCGGACACGATGGTGTCTATATTGAACCAATAGAATATGGTGGCAATCCCCAAGTCGCGGTATTTAAGACATCGGATATAAATCAAATCCCTAACCAGTCCCGCCCCTCGGAGACCGAAGCAACCCCTAAGCCCGAAGGTGGAGAGTGTTCAGGAATCAAGTATGAACAGATCAGCGAGAAAGAAAGGGGTGAGCTTGAGCGTGAACGTCAGGATGAGGAGGCGCTCAGGGCGAGGGACAGGAGGAAGTGGTATCGCCGGGTCAGGATGACGAAGCGATCCGCATAACCGCATAACCACAATACGAAAGGGCACTGCCCATGAAAGGGGAAAACACAATGAACAGACAGCAGACCACGGAAATCAGGAAGGAACCTCGGCAGGGATACGACGCAGGCCGCACCATCAGGCGCAATGCGGGCATCAAGCTCACTTCGTATCTGTTTACGCTCCACCGTGACGGTAAACGTGTCGTCCATGATCTGGTGGAACAGTTTGGCCCGGGTGTTGTGCTGGCGTTCCTCCGCAGTGAGCTGGCCAACCTTGCTATCGAGGCGGAACAGATAGACCACCCGAAGGCGGACTTGTTCAGACAGCTCCGGTGCATCGTCGGGCAGGCCTACAAGGACACCACCGCCAAAACGCAGGAAGTCTACGAGGGGAGGGAATAACCATGAACGATCGAGCTGGTCACCATCAAAGGGGAGGTGTGAGCATGAAGACACAGTACGAACTGGTAGCCCTGCGGGACACGTTTATGTCCACCACGGCGAAGTGGAACATCGAGGCGGGCATAGCCGGTATGCAGTACCTCACCAAGGGCAAGGCCTATCCCGTATACCGCATCACCAGGGGCATCTTTAACCCGGGCAGGCTCTTCACCATCACAGACGACCTTGGGCAGTACCTGACCGTCCTCGAAGGTGCCGAGCTGAAGCGGGACTTCAGGCTCCGCAAGATCCCGCACGCAAAGCCCTTCAGGCTCCACGACCACCGGGCGACCCTCGAAGCCACGGAGAGGGCCACGAAGGCCAACCAGAGCGCCGTGGCTGCATTTGAGGGGGTGGACCATGAGTAACATCTCGGCCCTGTTCTTCGAGCTGCTCGTGGTCCTCACCGTCGTGACGGTGGCCTTCCTGATCATCGATAGCCGCAGTCTGCAGCCGCACGGGGTCAAGGCGACCCTCGGGACGTGCCTGTGTGGAGGCTTGGGCGTTCTGGCGGTCGTGGTGGCCCAGACCATCATCGCAATCCTCGGGGCGTCCATTGGCTAACCTTGAGACCATGCCGGTGGGGCTTGGCCTGTGTCAGGCCCCAGCCACATGCCCCTCAAGGGCAAATTGGGTGACGACCTACCGTCAGACTAAGGGAGGAGCTTATCGCAGTAGTGGTAGTGCCGGTAGTGTATCAAGCCCGCTGCTCTCGGCCCTCACCGGGGGCAGCACCTTGCTACACAACACCACACCACAACATCACACCACCATGAAAGGGGGATACGCAATGCAACGGACTCAGGAACAGGTAAAGGAAATGATCGCACGGGAAGTCATCGCAGCTATTGGCCGGGCAGCCACAGTCTGGAAGGCAGTCGAAGATATGCCCATGCCCCGGCTCCGCTACGACATCAGGGGGCTGTCCTGCAACGGGATGTGCTGCTACTTCGAGTGGACCCTCCGCTTCAATCCGATCGTCATGATGGCCGAGCCTGAAGCCTTCTGTGCAGCCACTGTGGTGCACGAGGTCGCCCATCTGGTTGCTTATTGGGTGTTCGGTAACGTCCAACCCCACGGGAAGGAGTGGAAGTACGTGATGCGGACGCTGGGGGCAGTCCCGGCACGGTGCAGCACGTACAACCTCGCAGGGATCGTCAAGCCCGGGTATCACGAGTATGTCTGCGGGTGCTGCAGCCACTACGTCACAACCCGCAAGCACAAGAAGATCCAGAGCGGCGCTGAATACATCTGCTGCCGCTGCCGTGAGATACTGCGCCCCGCAGCTGGGGAAAGGAAGGTGGCATAATGAGAATGCAGAAAGTGAAACCACAGGATGCTGGATTGGCATACGTGGATGGTGCCTTCAGGTATTTCTTGCACTACCGGGAGATCCGCAGGGGCCAACACAAAGGCTGGTTTGAGCTGGTGCTCGGCAACATAAAAAGGCGTGTGGAGCCAAAGCACATCAGACGGTTCCCGCAGAATGTCGTCACAGCTTAGTCTACGTGGAGGCAGCTTTGATCAGACATTGTGACATGTGGCGTGTAACACAGACTGATTCTTGGGCTTATGTCCTGATTTATTGGCTGATGTTTCATTTACTCAGCACTGTGACCCAAGATCTGAAATTAACCTTGCAATCAGGTTATATTCAGTGTATGAGGATTTCATCATCCAACAAGCTGCGTGCTACAAATACGAAAGGGGGAAAGTAACATGAGTATTTATCGGCGTGGCAATGTTTGGTGGGCACACATCAAGGTGGCTGGCAATCCCAGGGTCAGGGTGTCCCTCGATACCATGGACCGTGACGAAGCCAAGCGAAAGGAGAAGGAGCTGCGTTTGAAGCTGGTCAACGGATCAGCCAAACGTATCAGAGGTCTTGATGCTCCGACCCTTGCGGCGTCCCTACGCAAGTTCATACATGAGAGGTATGAGGGTGATTCCCTCACCACCGCTCGGTCGCAGGGGCGGTCTCTCATCGCTATCCTTGGGTTTGACATCAGGCTCAATCAGATCGATGAAACCCACCTAGACATGCTGGTCAAGGCCCTCAAGGCCAACGGCAACACCAACGGCACCATCAATCGCAAGCTGTCCTTGTTGCAAGCCATGCTCAAGGAGGCGTGCTATCGGTGGAAGGTCATCCATGAGATCCCGAAGTTCAGACGCCTCAAGGAGCCTCGTGGCAGAATCAGGGTCATAACCCATGAAGAGGAGCAGACGACGGATGCTATACTCCGTGAACGTGGCGAAGAGGATATGGCCGATCTGGTCCTGTTCCTTATCGACACCGGCTGCCGCCTTGGTGAGGCCCTGCGCCTCCGCTGGAGGGATGTCAACTGGTCTCAGGAAGCGGGCTTCATTTGGCAGACGAAGAACGACGCACCCCGTGTGGTGGTCCTCACGAAGCGTGCCCTGGCCATGCTGAAGGCCCGCCAGAACAAGGGCCTCGAAGCCCCATTCGCTGGTCTTTCAAAGAATCACATCTCCTATGTCTGGGCGAAGGCCCGGGAGGAGATGGGCCTCGTGGATGACACCGAGTTCACCATCCACGCCCTGCGCCACACCTGCGCCACCCGGCTCGTCAATGCCGGTGTGCCGCTCTACACCGTGCAGCGCCTCTTGGGGCACAGCACCATTAAGGTAACCGAGCGCTATGCTCACCTCGCCCCGGTTGCACTACGAGAGGCTCAGAATGTCCTCAACGGCCTGAACAATCCCTCGGTACAGGCCTATCAGAATGATCCCTACAACTAACGGAACTGAAAGGAAGGATGAACATGACACTGACACCCGATGAAATGGAAGCCCGGCAGCTTGCATTAGAGGAGGACGCTTTAGGGATGGGAGTCACCCGCTACGAGAAGAACCGCACCTACAGCGGGGAGGCCCTCATGCCCCCGGGGATGTTCCTCCTGAAGCGGACAGTCTATCCCGTGGCCGAGGCTATCAAGGAGTGGACCACGGCATGTCAGGAGGGGAAGGCCCGGGACTATGCCTCAATCGCCCGGTTCCTCGATGGCATCCCCGCCGAGATTGTGGCCTACCTCACAGCAAAGCAGTGCCTTCAAGCTGTGGAGGGTATGAGGTCGATCACCAACGTGGCAATTAGTCTGAGCAGCCTCTTGATCGAAGAGATCAACCTGCGTGTGTTCTCTCGCTCTGGGCACGTCGGTTACCAGCAGCTCAAGAAGATCTTCAAGCGCAACCACACCGTCGCCGGGAGGCGCAAGGCTATCAGGGCGAAGATGAAGTTCGCCGGGATCGACCCGGTAAACTGGGGCCTCGATATCAGGCTGCGTATGGGCAGGAAGCTCATCGATATCTTCAAGACCGTGACCGGGCTGGTAGAGGAGTACGAGGTCAGGCTCCCGGCAGCCAAAGGTTTCCGTGATGTGACACGGCTGCGGGGCACCGAGCAGACCCTCACATGGCTCAAGGAGCACCACGAGCGTAACGCCCTGCTCTCCCCGATCTACCTCCCGATGATCATCCCTCCCCTGCCATGGACCTCCCCATTCAATGGGGGGTATCTCTCCATCAAGCTCAAGCTCATCAAGTCCCGGGACCGCAACTACCTCGAAGAGCTGCGCTGGTACGACATGCCCAAGGTGTACGAGGCCATCAACCTGCTTCAGTCCACCCCGTGGAAGATCAACCGCAAGGTGTACGACGTGCTGGTGACCAACTGGCGCACCGGCGGGTGCCTCGGGAACCTACCCGCACAGGAGGATCAGCCGCTGCCTCCCACCCCGCTGGATATCAACCAGAGCAGGGAGTCCCTGATAGCATGGAAGCGTCAGGCGAAGCTCATCCATATTGCCAACACCCGGGCATGGTCGAAGCGCATGGCCCTGAACGTGCAGCTCTCCACAGCGGAGAGGTTCCTCGATTCTCCAGCCATCTACTTCCCTCACTCGATGGATTGGAGGGGGCGCCTGTACCCGGTCCCCGCTATCCTCAACCCGCAGGGCAGCGACGTGGCTAAGGGCCTCCTGCACTTTGCCGAGGGCAAGCCTCTCACCGAGAGTGGCGCCCGGCAGCTCAAGATCCATACCGCCAACCTGTTCGGCATCGACAAAGTGAGCATGGACGAGCGTCTAGCGTGGGTGGACGCCCACCAGGACGAGATCCTCGACAGCGCCGACAACCCCCTCGATGGTGGCCGCTTCTGGGATACAGCTGACGAGCCTTATCAGGCACTGGCTGCGTGTTTCGAGCTGGCCGGGTACTGGAGAGAAGGCCCGGGCTTTGTGTCTCACCTGCCGGTTGCCATGGATGGTTCGTGTAATGGCATCCAGAACTTCTCGGCCATGCTCAAGGATGCAGAGGGTGGCGCTGCAGTCAACCTCGTGCCGAGCGATAGGCCACAGGACATCTACCAGCAGGTGGCAGACGTGGTGGCCAAGCAGTGTGTGGTCGATGCAGCTGCAGGTGATTTCCGTGCCGCTGTGTGGGTCGGTAACGTCACCCGGCAGATCGTCAAGCGCCCTGTGATGACCCTCCCCTATGGCGCCACAGAGTTTGGGATGCGAGACCAGATCCTCGAAGAGCTGATCAAGCAGCACGAGGCTGGGACATGCCCGATCTATAACGAGCTGTGCGAGTATTACGCCCCGTCCCGGTACATGGCCCACACGGTCTACAAGGCCATCGGTCAGGTGGTTCGTGCCGCCCGGGAGGCCATGGATTGGCTTCAGGCTGTGGCGAAGCTGGCCGCTAAGGATGGGCTGCCCATTCAGTGGGTGACCCCTGCCGGGCTGCCGGTCCTGCAAGCGTACAGGGTCACAGTGGGGAAGCGTGTCCAGTGTCTCATCGACGGGCGCCGGGTAGTTTCCACCGTGCACCACACCACCACGGAGATCGACACCCGCAAACAGTCACAGGGTATAGCCCCCAACTACGTCCACAGTATGGATGCCTCTCATCTCATGCTCACCGTGTGCGAGGCTCATACCCGGGGGATCTCCTCGTTCTCCATGGTCCACGATTCCTATGCCACCCACGCTGCAGATGCGGACACACTGGCGGCAACCCTGCGGGACACCTTCGTCCAGCAGTATCTGGAGAACGATGTCCTGGCCATCTTCCGTGCCCAGCTGGAGGCCCAGCTGAAGCCCGAGCTGGCTGCCCAGCTACCCCCGATACCGGCAAGTGGTAATTTAGATTTACAGCTCGTGAAATCCTCAGTCTATTTCTTTGCTTGAGGCAAAGTGTGACCTAAAACCTATCCAAAGTACACATTAGAGGAAGAAAGGCCCCGGTCGTGGTGATCGGGGTCTTTCCATTTCTAACCCCAATTCAAGAAAGGAGGACACAGTGACAAGAGATGATCTTTTCAAAGGCCCGGGAGACGAGATTGTGCGGAGTGCCTATCGAGTCTTCTCAGGCATCCAGCACCTACCCCCGGGACGTCAGGTCCAAGCGGTGACGCTCGTCTTCGCTACGCTCGTGGACATCCTCGGCATCAGACCGTGGGAGCTGATCGATTCCATCAAGCGTGTAGTGGATGACGAGGCTGGATATGCCACCACAAAGGCGCTCCAGGCCTACGTCGAAGAGGAATTGAAACGTGGGCATCGGTGATGAGCACGGCTATACACGGTATCGAGGTCTCATAGGCAAAGCCATTCGGCTCCTCCGCAACGGGGAGCGGCTGCCTCTGGACCTCCAGGTCCTTCTGCTCCTGATCGGAGTGGATATAGATCGATTGGAGAAACGCTATGGCACATAGCATCCCCCTGATCCCGGGGTGCGCTCGGTGCCTCTACTTCACTGACTCCAAGGACAGCCCCAGCTGGCTCTCGAAGTGTGGTCACCCACTCAAGAGGGGCATAGCTGTGCATGTCTCCGAGGGTCAGGTGACACGCTGCACCGGGTACAAACCCGCAGATCCACAGCTTTACCTTCCATTCTAACCCCAACAAACCAACCTCAGAAAAGGAGAACACTATGGCAGAAGCAAGAAGGAAGATCCCTACCCTCAAGACCCCGACCGGCACAGCTGTCTATCCGTGGCTGGATGCCCCTGACACCAAGTTCAATCCCGATGGGGAGTACCGCACCAAGCTGCTCCTCCCCCAGGAAGCCGCTCAAGAGCTGATCGCTGAGATAGATCGTCAGGCAGCAGAAGCACTGGCAATGGCCAAGGTGGAGGCCGTGAAGAAGGCCAAGAGCAAGAAGGAAGAGAAAGCCCTTCTTGAGCGCTGCAAACCGGCAAAGCCCCCTTACAAGCTGGTCGAGGACGACGACGGTAACGAGACCGGCGAGGTCGAGCTGTCGTTCAAGACGAAGGCGCTGGTCAAACCCAAGAAGGGTGACCCCTTCAAGGTCAAGCCCTCCATGTTCGATGCCAAGGGCGCCGAGATTAAGCCCGCCCTGCCCCTTCGTGGTGGCAGCAAGATCAAGGTGGCCTTCCAGATCGTCCCCTTCTTCACCGCTCTGATCGGTGCTGGTGTAACCCTGCGCCTTCAGGCTGTGCAGGTCATCGAGGCTGTCACCACTGGTGGTGGCGGGTCCGCAGCCAGCTTCGGCTTCGAGGCTGAGGACGGGTACGAGTTTGACCCGAATGATGTCACCGCAGCCGTTGAAGGGGACGAGGACCCCGATGAGACCCTCCCGCTGGAGGACGGGGATGGGGACTTCTAAACGCCCACGCCGGTTAGATCCCAGAGCGAGGGCACTCGTACATGGATACCGCTCGGGCTTTGAGGAGAGTACAGCAGCAGACCTCAAGGCCCGGGGGGTCACCACTGCCTATGAATCGGTCACCATCGAGTATGAGCAACCAGCCAAGAAGCGGAAGTACACCCCTGATTTCCCGCTCCCCAACGGGATATACATCGAAACCAAGGGCCGGTTCGTAGTTGCAGATCGGCAGAAACACCTCGACATCAAGAGGTCCCGTCCTGATCTGGACATCAGGTTCGTCTTCTACAACCCCAATGCCCGTCTCTACAAGGGCAGCCCCACTACCTACGCCATGTGGTGCGACAAGAACGGCTTCAAGTGGGCGTCGAAGCGGGTGCCTGATGAATGGATCAAAGAGAAACCCAAACCCAAACCAAAGAGAAAAGGAGAATAACATGGCACATGAGTATCTCGTTCACAAGGATATCTGTCTCACCGACGTCATCAACGCAGGGGTCACGATGTCCCCCGCCACCGTCGTGGAGTGGCTCGAAGAGCTGACCCACTATGGCCCCGATGAGATCATCGATTGGATCGATGACAAGGAGTTTCGGCACTTCGCCCACCGCACCGGCCTGACACCCCAGCTGGTGGAAGCTGGCTTCATCGAGATCGTTGAGCCGGGTCTCTTCAAGATCGGGACGTTCTTCCAAGACCTCGACTCCGAGAACATCTACCTTCTCTCACAGGTGAACCCCGGTATGGTGTGCCTGATCAGGTTGGACACCGGCAACCGCTGGACCGACCCGGTAAGCGTCAACTTCGTAAACAGGATCACCGCTGACGAGATGGATATGATCCAGACCAGCCTCTATCTCAAGCGGATCTCGCCGCCGCTGATCACGATCGTATAGGAGGCCCTCCATGCCAATGAAACCTGATCAGGTGGAGTACCTCGTTATCCATTGCAGCGCTACCACACCCGAGATGGATATCGGGGTAGCTGATATCGACCGCTGGCACCGGCAGAAGGGCTGGCTCAAAGTCGGCTACCACTATGTCATTCGCCGGGACGGTACGGTGGAGACCGGGAGGCGCTTGGATGAAGTGGGCGCCCATGTGCAGGGCTTCAACGAGAAGTCAATCGGCATCTGCATGGTCGGCGGGTCTCGTCGTGAGGGCCGCTCCCGCAAGCTGGTCGATGATCCCAACTTCACTCTCGCACAGTGGACGTCTCTGAAGACCCTTCTTACCGTCCTGAAGGGTGTCTATCCCAAGGCCATTGCCGTAGGGCATCGTGACCTCACAAACCGCAAGACGTGTCCCACCTTCGACGTCGGTCTCTGGTGGGTGGACAACATGAGCAAGAAAGGAGAGAAGAAAGATGAGTCACCTTCAGCAGCCTAACCTCAAACTCAGCCCGCAGCACGTGGTGATCCTGAAGCACCTGCAGACCTATCCACACCTGACGACCCTCGAAGCTATGTTCGTGAAAGGGATCGGACGGGTAGCCACCCGGGTCTTCGAGCTGAAGAGCAAAGGCATCCCCATTGTTACATCCATCGGAAAGGACCTCGCCGGGCGCAGGTATGCCCAATACGCCCTGACCGAGGAGGGCCACAAGATCGTTGGCAAGCTGGGGATCTGATCATGGACCCCCGTGCCGACGAGTTTATCGGCCATGAGGCATGTCCTCAGTGTGGGAGCAGGGACAACCTAGCTCGGTATGCTGATGGACATGCCCACTGTTTCTCTGAGGGCTGTGATTACCACGAACCACCTACCAAAGAGAGAGCAAGAGGCAAAGCCAAGAGGAAGAATAAGTCCGCATCAAGTTTTCTGGATGGTGAACCAAAGGCCCTGAATCGTCGCCGCATCACCGAAGCCACCTGTGCCAAGTGGGGGTATCTGGTAGGGACCGCTCGTGACAAAAGCGGTGCCGAGCACCCCGTGCAGATAGCGTGCTACCGGCGAGACGGTGAGGTCGTGGGCCAGAAGGTTCGCTTCCCCGACAAGGACTTCCTATTCCTCGGAGACATCGAGAAGAGCGGTTTCTACGGGCAGCACCTGTGGCCAGTGGGTGGTCGGATGCTGGTTGTCACCGAGGGTGAAATAGATGCCCTCACCGTCAGTCAGCTGCAGAACCACAAATGGCCGGTGGTGTCCATACCCAACGGCACCAAGGGCGCAGCCAAGGTGTTTCGCCGGGAGATCCAGTGGCTGGAGAAGTTCGAGAGCGTCGTGTTGATGTTCGACATGGACGACCCCGGCCAGAAGGCAGCCAAGGAGTGCGCCCAGATCCTAGCCCCGGGGAAGGCGAAGATCGCCCACCTTCCCATGAAGGACCCCAACGAGATGCTCGTGGCAGACCGTGGCCCCGAGGTCATTCAGGCCATGTGGAACGCCAAGGAGTATCGACCTGACGGGATCATCGAGGGGAAGACCACGTGGGACATCTATCGCAACAAGCGTGATGTGCCCTCCGTCCCCTATCCGTGGGGGTCGGTCAACGAGAAGACGCACGGAATGCGGCTCGGTGAGATCGTCACCTTCACAGCCGGGAGTGGCATCGGCAAGTCAACTATATGCCGGGAGATAGCCCACTACCTCGTGCGCCGGGGGGAGAGGGTCGGCTACATCGCCCTCGAAGAGTCGGTCGGTAAGACCACCGAGGCTCTCATGAGCATCGAGTGTGACACCCCGCTCCATCTCGTTAAGGATAGATTCACCGACACGGAGCTGTTCGATATATGGTCCCGTGTCTTCGACAACGACCGCATCTACCTCTATGACCACTGGGGATCTCTGGATATCGAGAACCTGCTGGTCCGACTTAAGTACCTCGCCAAGGGCTGCCAGTGTAATTGGCTGTTCCTCGACCACGTGTCCATCGTGGTCTCTGGCATCGAGGATGGTGACGAGCGTCGCCTGATCGACAACCTCATGACCCGTCTCCGCTCCTTTGTGGAGGAGACCCGGGTCGGCCTGTTCCTTGTGTCTCACCTGAAGAGACCTGAAGGCAGGGGCCACGAGGAGGGCGGCAGGGTCACGCTCGGCCAGCTCAGAGGATCTGGTGCCATCGCCCAGCTCAGTGACATCGCCATCGGTCTGGAGCGCAACCAGCAGGACGAGGCTGAGGACAACACCTCCCACATCCGAGTCTTGAAGAACCGCTTCTCAGGCGAGACCGGCCTGTCAGGATGCTTGGAGTACAACCCCGCCACCGGGAGACTGAGTGACGCTGCAGACACCAGCCCATTCACTACTACGAAAGGAGACTTTTAATGGGTATATCACCGATCCGAGGTTCGATACTTACGGGACAGGCCAAGGCAACCCATCTGGATGAAGGGAAGGCCCGCCTGGACTTACTCCCCACCCTCGCTCTCTATGCTGAGGCCGAGGTCTTCACCTATGGGGTGGGGAAGTACGACGAATACAACTGGCTCGACGGTATCCTTTATATGAAGCTCGTCGCCTCGACCCTGCGCCACTTGTTCAAGTGGGTGATGGGCACCGAGTACGACACAGAGAGCGGGCTGCATCACATCGCCCATGCCCGGGCGAACCTTGGGATGCTGCTGGAGCTGATTATGCGGGGCCGGAAAGAGCTTGACAATCGCCCTCCCGCAGTACCTGCCGGGACGGGCATCACCACCAGATACATCGCTTAAGGAGGCACAATGCCCACGTATACACCTGAGTTGATCATGGCTGCCTGTGTGATTGCCGTCATGGTCGGGACAACCTGCATCTCGGCTGCACGGTTCCACGTCAAGAAGATCATCAGGTCTATCAGGATCTACATCTCCGACCTGCTCTACAGGCTCGGGGATCAGATCCACACGCTGGCCTACATGATCGACACTGATTGGTAAAGGAGGACCAATGAGCAGAGCTTTACGAAGTTACAAAGGCGAGGAGCAGGAGGCCGCTGTGAAGCGACGCCTGAAGGCCAAGACCCGGGGGCTGGGATACCTAGCTGCCAAAGCTGCCCAGCGGAAACGCCGGGCTGAACAGTCTAACCCCTCCACCGGGGCGCTACCACAGGCCCCGGATTTTGAAAGGAGCAGAGATGAAGCGGTATAATCATTATGCATATTGCGAGACCTGTGACGGGGACGCGCAATCATGGATGGAAGAGGAAGAGGACGGCGAGTACGTCAAGCTGGCCGATGTCGAAGACCTTGAGCAGAAGTACAAGGATTTGCTCATGGTCATGGAGGAGCAGTACATCCCTCGCCCGGACCCGGAGGAGGCGAGGAAGGCGGTGGATGAGTTGGAGGGAGCCGCTAGGATGGTCGCGGCATCAGAGGCTCCGATACGCTTAGAGCCATCACTGGAATACTGGACGACAGAACTAAAAATAAAGAAGGCCGCGCTCCTGCGGCTCATGGGGGTGGCGTGATGGCAAAAGAGATACCCCTCACCCAAGGGAAAGGAGGTTGAGCCGATGGCCCGGTACATCGTGGACATTGAGTGCAACGGGCTTGTGCCGGGCGAGGTCGTAAAGCTCCACTGCTGCCATCTCAAAGAGATTGACACAGGGGAGATCCTTCGGTTCCGACATAACGACCACGAGAACACCATCGAGGAGGGGGTACGCCTCCTCCAGACCGCTGACCTGATCATCGGTCACAACATCATCAAGTTCGACATCCCCGTCCTCCAGCAGTTCTACCCTTGGTTCAAGCCCGGGGGGACGATCTTCGACACGCTGGTCGGCACGAGGCTTGTTTACACGGACCTCAAAGATCGAGACTTTACGTTGGCTCTGAAGGCCAACTTCCCGAAGCACCTGATCGGGCGCCACTCCCTCGAAGCGTGGGGGATGCGCCTCATGAACTACAAAGGCGATTATGACGCCGGGTGGGAAGCATGGAATCAAGAGATGGACGACTACTGCGTTCAGGATCTGGAGGTCACTCACACGCTGTACACCAATCTCCTCTCGTCGGGCTTCAGTGCAGAGTCCTTCGAGTTGGAGATGGATGTAGCCCGCATCATGTGGCGTCAGGAGCGTCACGGTTTCCTCTTCAATCAAGGGGCTGCTGCCGAGCTGTATGCAAAGCTGGTGGCCCGCAGGGAAGAGCTGAACCGGGAGCTGCAGGTAGCCTTCCCACCGTGGGAGGTTCGCACTAGATTCGTCCCCAAGGTCAACAACAAAAAGCGTGGGTATCAGAAAGGAGTACCCACGGAGAAGGTCAAGGTGATTGAGTTCAATCCCAGCTCTCGGCAGCACATCGCCAAGTGCCTCATCGATAAGTACGGCTGGGTCCCCAAGGCCTTCGGTGATGACGGGAAGCCCACGGTAGACGAGACCATCCTCGACGCTCTGTCCTACCCAGAGGCCAAGGTCCTCTCTGAATACCTGATGGTGGAGAAGAGGATCGGTCAGCTGGCCGAAGGGAAGCACGCATGGCTCAAGCTGATAGGGAAGGATGGACGCATCCACGGGGGTGTGGTCACCAACGGTGCGATCACCGGCAGGGCCACCCATAAGAAACCAAACGTAGCACAGGTCCCTGCAGTCCGCTCACCCTATGGGGCCGAGTGCCGGGCTTTGTTCCACGTCCCCAAGGGGAAGAAGCTCGTCGGTGCTGACGCCTCGGGGCTGGAGCTGCGGTGCCTTGCTCACTACATGGCGAGGTTCGATGGTGGAGACTATGCCACCAAGCTGCTCCAAGGGGATATCCACACAGAGAACCAGAAGGCAGCAGGTTTAGCAACGAGAGATGAGGCAAAGACCTTCATCTATGCCTTCCTCTACGGAGCCGGTGTCACCAAGATCGGCTCATTCTTCGGGGGAGGCCCCGAGCTTGGCAAGAAGATCAAGATGCGGTTTCTGAAACAGGTCCCAGCACTGAAGATGCTGCTCAAGGCTATCGAAGTTAAGATCAATAAGAAGACGTACCTCGTCGGACTTGACGGTCGTCTTCTCCGCATCAGGTCGGCCCACGCTGCACTCAATGTTCTTCTACAGGGTGCTGGGGCCATCTTGATGAAAAAGGCCATAGTCATCTTTGACCGATTGGCCACAGACCACGGCCTCACACCGGGTCTCCACTACGAACACGTGGCATGGGTCCACGACGAGGTTCAGATCGAAGCCGATGAGGACAAGGCTGACCTCGTTGGCAAGCTGCTGGTGGAGTCTATGGAAGAGGCAGGAAGGAGCTATATGTTTCGATGTCCCATAACAGGAGAGTTCAAGGTTGGCCGAAACTGGGCTGAGACCCACTGAGGCCATAGAGCTTCTCGAACAACCACAAACAATTCAGTGCACCACATGCAAAGAATACAAACCGAGATCGGAGTTCTATAGCCGCTCCAAAAATAAAAATGGGCTACGCGGTTATTGTAAAAGTTGCCACGACGTTTATGTCCACAAATGGCGCCAGGAAAACCCGTTCAGGTTTATCGCCACTACCACCCGTGCTTCGGCTAAGAAACGTGGGCTGGAGTACAACCTCACCCCTGAATACCTAGAGTCCCTCTACTGCGAGGCCTGCCCAATCCTCGGTATTCCATTGAATTGGGGGCAGGTGGGGGCTGTTGGTAAACGGACTGACAATACCCCCTCCCTAGATCGGGTCGACAACACAAAGGGCTACGTGCCGGGGAATGTCGTGTTCATCTCGTGGAAGGCGAATAACTTAAAGAGCAACGGGACCCTCGAAGAGTTTCAGAAGATCGTCAAGTTCATGGAGGATCACTTCAATGCGTGTAGCAAGGACACTCCCCAATCAGATCATGTACTCAGAGCAGTGCCCGGTGTGCAGCGCTACCGTCAAGATCTTCATCACCGGCGACCCTAATTTCCAGCGCTGCTGGGGGTGTCGCTCAATGGCTGCGTATCGGGCAGTGTGTGAGAGGCTGGGCTATGACGCTGGGCGTATCTGCGAGTGATCTGTATCAATGGTTCGAGAAGCACGGCAACACATGTGTCAAACAGACGACCATGGCCGTGCTGATCGATGTTCGAGGGAAGGCATACTTCGGCTTCAACGAGTGTGCCTCCCCTCAATCGTCTTGTCCCCGGGGACACTCCCCCACCGGCGTCGGGTATGACCTCTGTAAGGAGGTTTGTAAGCAGGAGTCACATGCGGAAATCGCCGCAGTACGTGCTGCAGGACCAAGCGCCCACGGTGGTGTCCTCTATCTCTATGGCCACACCTACGTTTGTCAGAACTGCCTCCGCACTATGATGAACGCCGGGGTGGTGGCCTATCTCTGCTTTTCTAGAAAGGAGAATGAATGGCAGCCCGTCACTCCCACGTACCAGCTTGTGCCGAAAGCCTTCCCGACCTCTTAGCCTTCAACGGCTATGGTCCCGCAAACCGCTACCCGTGGGAGACCCTTGAGCAGTACAGGAACAGGCGACGAGAGCAGAACAGAATGAGGGACGAACATCTCGCAGGTAAGTGCATCCACGCCTCCTCAGCTCTCGCCATGGCGACCGACGAGACCGGCAAGCCGCTCGGCCTCGGTAAGGTCATTCTCTACGGCAACTATAGAAAGGACCCTGAATGATTAGAAACATGTTCATCCGACTCATGGGGGTGGAGGTGGAGAGATGGCAACGAAACGAAGACCCAAGAGATGCAAACAGTGTGATGAGTGTATTCACGCCAGACTAGAAAGAGATTTGGGCCGAACTCCATGCCTCTCTATCTACACATGCAAGAATGTGGAGAAGGGAATGGGTCTATGCGAAAGGAGGCGTGATGCTTAAACCTGTCTGTTACGCAATACTTGGTCAGTCGGGCGTATGGATGAGTGAGTCCTGTATCTGCGAGGATGCCGATGTCCTACAGGCCGAACTGGAATATGCCAGAGAAGAGAAGCCGAGCGAGGACTACAAGATTGTGCCGCTTTACACCCGCCTCGACGCTGCGGAGAAGAGGATTGAGGAATTGGAGCTTGCCACACCCTGCCCGCTGCTCAAGTCTATATGCGAAGGTTGGGAATTTACAGTCAAGCTCGACAAGGAAGAGATCATCGAGCGGTATGCTGGCGAGATTCACACAATACGAGCGTTAGATAGCGTCCAGCTTGACACCGTGAAGCAGCTTCTCTCCGACCTCATAGACGAGGTGACGAGATGACCGCAATAGAACTGGCTTATAAAATCCTAAAACTCCACAACTACGAAGACTGGGAGATTAAAATAGTGAACAGTGGTGGAGCACTCTGTATGCTCAATCTGAAGGAAATATGGATAGACGAGGCCAGCAAGGATGACATTTTCCTGCTGCTCCACGAGATCGCCCATATCAAATATCCCGAGCATGACCGCCTATGGGCAGACCGCTTTACCTGCCTATGCCAGCGGCACATGGGATGGGCGATACCGATGGGGATATGGGCCGATGATGTTACTTTGGCTATGCCGCTCGATGTGCCACGGATGAACAGCCTCAAGGCCGAATACTGCAAGGCACTGGTAGACTGGCCGTACTGGAATGTGTCGCCAGCGTATAACACAGACACATCGGATACGACAATCGAAGCCGCCAACAGAGAGGATGCCGGAGGTATCAGCATGAACGGACCAATGACATGCGAGAAGTGCCGGTTCTTCCATGTGGAGAGTATGTCATGCCATAGATACCCGCCATCGTTCCGGGCCCCGGACGAAGTTC